AATATCACGAAGAGATAGAAAAAGACAAGAACAGGAACAACAAAGAAAGAAAAAAGGAAAATTAAAACCTATAATAATTTCTATAATTTCTGTAATTTTATTAGCAACAGGAGCATTTGCTTTATATACAATATATAATTTCAACAACTCTACTAATAAAGGTTATAAAAAAGTAGATTATCTTGCAGAAGTTGATCCAAACTTCAATAAGTTTTCTATTCTTATGCTAGGTATCGATGAAAATGATTCACGTGCAGCTGAAGGACAGACAAGAGAAAATAGTAGAACCGATTCAATGATTCTTGCTACAGTTAACAAACAAAAAAATCGTATGGATATGGTTAGTATACCTCGTGACTCTCTAACTTTAATGCGTAAGAAAGAAGACGAAGGTGATAATAGTGCATATTTCTTTGACAAAATTACTCACGCTCACTCTTATAACGATGTAAAAGGTACTGTTAATGCAGTAGAAAACTTACTTGATACACCTATAAATTTCTATGTATTAATTAATTTCAAAGCCTTTGAACAAGCTGTCGATTCTTTTGGTGGAATTGATCTTTATGTACCATTTGATATGGATGAACAAAATGCTAATGGAGAAATGAATACTATTAAATTAACTAAAGGTTGGCATACATTAAATGGTGAACAGGCGCTTGCTTTCGTTCGTAGTAGATATTATGATAGTGATATTGAACGTGGTCAACGACAACTACAAGCTATTCATGCATTAATTGATAAAGCTAAAAGTTTAAATGCACTAACTAAAATTAATGAAGTTATAAATATAGCTGGAGATAATACAGAACACAACCTTACTTCAACACAAATCGCTTCTGCGATTAAAATGTTTATCAACAACGATATGAAGATTGTTTCACACAGAATAGATGGTTACGATGTAATGCATAACGGCGTATACTATTATTATCCAAAACCAAGTTCGCTTCTTTATACTTCGTCTGCTCTACGAAATAACTTAGATTTAGAATTACCTAAAGCTACTGACCTACTGAATATTTACTATCAAAATCATATTCAAATCTTAGAAAAAGAATATAAGATTAAAAATCTACTTCCTAGACGTCAGTATGGCTTATCTTCATTAGTTCACTTTGATTCAGATGATCAACTAACTAACTTACCTGAAAGACTTTCTGAATCTGATTTAAATAATGATCCAACAGTAAGTAATGAAAATGTAAGCGTAGGATATCAAATAAGGGAAGTCGGGATATATGGCAAGGTGGGCAATCAGGAAACCCTGATCGCAATTGCTACTGCTATAAATCCTGACTTTTTGGCTGATAGGACAAGTGCTCCTGTAACTATCATAATGGAATTTTATCTTACTATTGATAGAGCAAGTGAGATAAATTTTACTTACAGTATTCCGGATGGTGTATATGTGGACATCAGAACTTTTGATACAGGCTTGAAGAATATTGAGAACAGGATAAATCAAAAGCTTAAGAAGGTGACAGTTGTAGAAGCAAGAGTAACTGCGTGGGAAGGAACCACAATCTTTAAACAAAGAATAAATATTCCGGGAATTAAGGGTACAGATACTCCTATTGTAAGCCACAAGATTGAGGATAACATGACAGATGCAACTACAATAAAGGCAAGATGGAAGGCTTATAGTTGTCTTGACAAGGTAGTAGTCTATGACGGCTACATAGAGTTGATTTGCTTTAGGAAAAAGCCGCAAAGAAGCTTTTATCTTACCGTGAAGGAGGTGTAATATGGCTGATGCAATACTGATGGCAGGAGGCACAGGAGGAGTTACATCTGACGATGTGACAGCCTCTAAGGCTCAAGTCTTGCAGGGGTATAAGACCGTCACTACGGATAGTAGTGATGAAGTTGTTGAAGGAACTATACCCAAACGTGGTACATGGTCCACAGCTTCAGAAGTGGTAAATGCTTCAGGAGAAAGCACAGTCCATGTAAGGTTTGAAGAAGGATACTACAATAAAGATGGACAGTATAAGCCTACTGCAAAGATACCCTATGCAGTTCTATCAAATGTATTGGGAATTGATGCAAATAAAATGCTTAGTAACGCAAACGTAGCAGGCGTTACTGGTAATATAAAAATGGTCGATACTAAGCTCAATAACTATACTAATAATAAAGCAAGGCTTGTTGCCATAGACGGTAATAGAGGGAAGCTAATTATGTGGTTGGGTTATGGCAATGCATATTATTTTAGAGATGATAATAATCCCCACGTTGAGGTAGACGCCTCAGAATTTGGTACAGCAGGTGCAGACTCCGTTTTACAGGGGCAAACTGCTTCAAGCCAGCAGGGAATAAAGTTTGAAGGATCGATACCACGGTGGATTTGCACCACAGGTGGTGTTATCACTGCTTTAAATGGTGAGGGATTTGTGTGGGATGACTCTTCTGGTGCAAACAGAGGCAGAGGTATTGTCACAAAAATACCGGATAAACACTTTATACAAGATGCGAGCTATGTTTTTCTAGCAAGTCCAAATTTTTACCCTCAGAATTTAGTAAAGAATATAAACATTAACGGTATAACAGGAACAAGAGATTATATTGACTTGATAAGTCCTACATGGCTGTCAGATGCAACTCTAAATTTGCAGGTGAATACTGTAGAGAAGGAGATTCATATCCCCAATAAGCTCTCGCAATACAATGGACTTTTTTTGAAGGTTATAATTTGGGGCGGTACACTGGATGGATATTATAAGAATTCAAATGGAGGTGCTTGCCCTTGTGTTTTAGCCGTGACAAATTGGGATGGCGGAGCATCATTCGAAATTAAAATTGGAGCTGGAATATTCTATGGACTGCTAGAGCGACAAGGGAATGGATTCAATGATTTCAGATTAAAATATAGAGGTACAATGAATTTTAACTTGTCAATGAATTTCCTGATAACAGAAGGATTTAGCCACCAGTGGGCTGGAAATTATGCTACATAAGGAGGTATAAATGAAATATACAGTATTTTACAATGTAAATAACGGAGAAATTGTATTCTCAACTACGCTTCCGTTAGATATTGAGAATATGAAAATAGCTGAGTTTGACGTGGAGAATGGGAAAACTTTAATAAGTGTAGATGTCAGTAAGAAAGAACACTCTATAATTGCTGAAGATAATCCTATCAGTGAAACTGCTAAAAACAGTAGCAGGATAACTACGCTTGAGAAGGCAATGATGGATATGCTTGCTTCTCAATTTGGCGATGATGAAGAGAGTGGTAAATAACAATGATATGGCTATGTACAAAGCTATACATATTATTAGGTTATATTATTTGTTTTTCAGAAAGAAAGGAAAAAGATATGAAGTTTAAAAATTTAGCATTATTTTATGTACAGTTGATTTTGGATGGAAAGTGCACTTATTCAGATGTGCCTAAGCGATTAAAATCTTATGTTAAACAGGTCGCTATTGATTTAGGCGTATGGGAAGATATTGAGGGGAACGCTCAGGAGCATCCTGCTACACCTTCAAATGCGGACTAAAAGTAATTAGAAGTACCTTGGCAACAGGGTGCTTCTTTATTTTAGATTTTAAGAAAGGATTAAGCCATGGTTAAAATTGGACAAGCAAGCCGTGACGAGCGTGGAAAGTATAGTGGAGGCACGGCTGGCGATCAGGATAAAAAGGAAGTAGCGATTAGAGAGTGGTATAATCGTCCGTGGAATAAAGTTCTCAGACCGAAAAATCCTGCGATTGCAGGAAGGATAGCAGCTGCTATGGGGGATGCCTGCAGAAATAACAATATCGGATACGATCAGTATGAGCGAACTACTTTATATGATCTTTGTAAAGCAAATGGTTGGAATATAAAAGCAGTAAATAGACCTTGTGAAACTGATTGTTCAGCTCTGGTTGCAGTTTGCGTAAATTCAGCAGGAGTGAGAGTGTCAGGAAGTATTTATACAGGGAATGAATCTTCTGCATTATTAAAGACAGGTGAGTTTGAATTGCTTGATGCTCCTAAATATCTTATGACAGATGAGTATTTGCGAAGAGGGGACATACTGTTGTATGAATTCCACCATACTGCCATTGTACTTGAAAATGGAACGAAGGCAGGTACTGAAACACAAAAAAAACTTTCATTTAAGCTTGGATGGAATAAAAATCATGATGGACGATGGTGGTACGCAGATAGTCCGAGTAGTTATATTGCCGGCAGGTGGGAATTGATAGATGGTCGCTGGTATGTTTTTGACCAGAAAGGCTACATGATAGTTGGATGGTTCAAACAGGGACCAGACTGGTACCATCTCAATATAGATGGAGCTATGCTGAGCGGCCAATGGGTAGATATTGATGAAAGAAGCTACTACCTGCAGGAGTCAGGTCTTATGGCTAGAGACTCCTACATTAAGAGTAAAGATAAAAATATGTATTACTGGGTAGATTCGAATGGGGAATACAAAAAGGAATTTGATACGACTAATCCGGATCTATCTAAATATCAATTAGTAAAGTAAAGGAGAAGCTTATATGAGAGCAAGCATTTTATATTCAACAGTTGGGGTAGTAGGAGGATTTATAGCAATGATCTTCGGAGGGTGGAGTGATGCACTTGCTACACTTATGATTTTCATGGGGGTAGATTATGTAACAGGACTCATAGTAGCAGGAATTTTTAAGAAAAGTAAAAAGTCTGAAAGTGGAGCCCTTGAATCTAGAGCAGGCTTTAAGGGGCTATGCCGTAAGGGAGTAGCACTCCTTATTGTATTAGTTGCTGTTAGACTTGACATAATAATGCACACTACATATATTAGAGATGCGGTTGTAATAGCATTTATAGCAAATGAATCAATAAGCATAATTGAAAATGCCGGGCTGATGGGAGTGCCAATTCCTGGAGTAATTGCAAAGGCTATTGATGTTCTTAAGAAAGAGTCAGATAAGGTAAGTGCAAATTAAATGTACTTTTGTAATGTGAGTTTCTTCCTATTTATAAATGGTAGAAACTCACTAGTAACAAAGAGCTTTAAGAAGCTATAAAATAGGCAACCTACAAATGTGCCAAAAAACAAAATATGAATATACTATCAATAGTGGTGACGAAGGCGATCTCTTCGATACTAAATTAGTAGTAATTCAAGAACCTGGCCTTACTATATCAGACGTGGAAGTGGAATACCCTCTAGGTAGTGGTGTTAAATATTCCCAAACTTCTACACCTGCTATCAGTGTAGCTCAAGTAGGCAATAAAGTTACCTACGATATTACAGCTATCTTACCCAATGGTACTCTCCCAGGATCTATTTCTCAACCTTCTGATGTAACTAAACGCAACTTGAAATTGAGCTTTAATGTACAACCCGATTGCGAATTTACAGCAGGATCTTCTTTCGATATAGATGTAGAAGGTAATAACTTATGTGGTGACCCCTCAGAAGGTGATAAAAATAAAGTAATTATTGCTGGTATTGCTGGAGTGAGT